GGAACAAGCCGCCGCTAACGCTATTATTAGGAAAGAACTGGCAGAGTTGAAGGCTCAAGGCAGTTCTAAAGCAACACAACAAGCGTTTATTGCTCAACGTGCTGTGACTGCTTTGCAGGGCGCTGCTTCAACAATGGAATCTGTGATGAAGTTACCAGCAGGTTCTAATGCTGGTTTCTTGCCAAACTTGTCCACTAAAGATGGCATGTTTAACTTTGTTCGCAATGCTGCTGGACGTAAGATTTCATCAAACGAAGCAAAATCAATTGAAACTTTGTACAGCGGTCTGAGCCGTTACTTGGCAACAATTGAGGCATCTGGTACAGCCGTGGGTCTTGTTGGCTTGACTCAGCAGTTAGAGAAATTGCAGCCTAAAGCTGGTGACAGCGTGGGTGATGTGGCGCTTAAACTTGCTGACGTTCGCCGCATCTCTACTGAAGCTGTGAGCGCCATGGTGAATTCAGGCCTCATGCCACAACAAGCCTCTGAAGCCGCCAAGGTACAAGTGCAGCGTATGGAAAAAGCCATTCCGTTCACTACGGATGATGTTGTCAACGCTATGTACGGCGGCAAGAAAACTTTGGCTGAATCATCTCAAGGTGTTGTCGATAAGAAAAAACGCTTAGAAGAGTTGGAACGTAAAGCAAGAGGTGAATAATCATGGCACTCAGTGAAGAAGAGAAGCAAGAACTCAAAGCCCTCAAAGATGAGCTTGGTGGCGGTGACGCTGGCTTTGGAGAGAAGGCTGGCGCTCTTGCTTATGGAGCTGCAACAGGACTTGCTGGTGGTCTTGGCGAGCTAGAAAAGTTTGCCGCCTATGATGTTCCAGAAATGCTTGGTTTCAGAGAAAAAGATAAGAAAGACACCTTTGCTGGTAGGCAGACAATCTTCCCGACTATTGAGGAAACCCAAAAGGTTTTAGGCAAGGTTGGCATCAAGAAACCCCGTGAAGATGTTGGTGGCTATCAGACCGCTGGAGAAATCTTGGGCGGGTTTGGTACAGCCATTCCGGGCATGGTGAAGGGCGGTGCAAAAGCATTGCTTGGCAAGCCATCTGTTACCAGTGAAGCGTATGCCAACGCTGCTGAGAAACTTGGATTCAAACTGTCTCCCGCACAGGTTAGGCAAGACATTCCTGTACCCGCAAAAGGTGCAACTGGTTTTTCCGAGAAGAATCAATCTCTTGCCAACAAGTTAGCTTCTGCTTCTACAGGCAAGGAAGCCAAAGAAATCAGCCCCACATTCATTCGTGACCGTTTGTCTGATCTGGGCAAAGAGTTTGACAAGGTTTACAAAGGCAAGCAGTTTGTCATCGACCAAGATGCAGTTTCTGCTTTGAAGTCAATTGCAAACAATGAAATGCAGTTGCCAATCAATGCTCAAGTCAACTCTGTCAAAAACACAGCAAAGACAATCATTGACAACTTTGATGCCTTGGCTCGTCAGCCTGGAGCAAAACCTGGCACGTTCTCCATTGAGGGCGATGCTCTGCAACGAATCCGCAATGACTTGATGGCTGGCGCTAGATCAGCACAGCGCCAAGATGCTCACCAGATTTATGAGCTTATTGACATCATAGACAAGTCAGTCGCCAGAGGAAATCCTCAAGCCGCTGCCAAGCTGTCTGAAATTCGCCCCCTGTACCGCAATACAGTTGTGCTGGAAGACCTGACCTCACAAGGCGGTGTCAAACAAGGCAATGTGAGCTTGGAACGCTTGGGTGAAATGCTTTCATCCCGTAAAGGTGGCGTGAGAAAAGCAGAAACCTATGATGTGGACAGGCTTGGCGAGATGGGTCGTGAGCTTGGTTTACGTGCCCGTTGGCAAACAGAAGGCCGTGCGGCTACCGCTGGTGAAGATGTGCTTGGCAAGGCGTTAGGCACAGGTGCTGATATTGCTTCAACACTGACCGGCATGAGAAGCCAGCCAGCACGGGCTGTCCAAAGTTATTACGCTAAACAGCCTCAGAAAATCACAAAGCCTGGCCCCGGATTAGCAAACGTACCGGCAGGTGTTGCCGCGGGAACAGCAACCAGACCGCTTCAAGGTGAAGAGCAATGAGCAAGAAAAAAGAAAAAGGCATCAACGCCGACCTGGAAGCAGCTATCAACAAGTTAATGGAACAGGTTATGACTGACCCTGAGGCCAGCATTACTGACAAGATGAAAGTCATCGACCGCGCTCTCAAGCTGGAAGCCCTCAAGATGAAAGATTCAGACTCAGAGTGGGGTTCTGGGTTTGGGTTGGACGATGATGACGAGAAGTGATAACATGATTATTCCGTTATCAAGAGGGTATTACTATGGATGCAACACAAATCATTCGCCTGGCGTTAGGGGTCATCTCAGACCGCTTAATTACCATCATGGCGCTACTCACATCGTGCGGACTTGCGAGTTACACGCTGTGGGCGGGAGGATGGGAGCGAGTGGCGACACTGGCAATTTTTGTAATTTTCGCTTATCTTACGGTAAGTATTAAGGGGAAACCAAATGAGTCTCAAACCTAAACATCCAGCTTATCAACCTGAAGAGCGCCACCAGCGTCCACATGAGGATAACCAGCAGATTGCAAAATCTACTCGTCCTCAGTTGCCCCGTGATGGTTCTATGCACGGACAAAACAATGTTGCCAAAAAGATGCCAGCAGGGTTTATTTCCGTCTGGGATTTTGGTAATGGCGAGCAAACGAAAAGGTCACCCACATCCGGTGGTGGCGGCAAGGTGTACTGATGGCTAATAACATTTCGTTTACTCCTTTGGGCAAAACAACTTTGCTCACGGCTACTACATCAACAAGCACGGTGGGGGTTACAGCAGACAGTCCTGCCAACCAGTTCATGTTTGTCAATACAGGTACAAACGATGTGTTCGTTCACATGAGTCTGAGCAGCTCTATAACTGTTGTTCGCCCTACTGCTGGCAATCCTCAATATGGATTTTGTGTTGGGGCAAACAGCACTAAAGTTGTTAGCGATGGTCAGTCATCGGCAAACGTAACTGTTTATGTGGCTGGCGTATCAAATGCAGGTACATCACTGGTTTATATAACGCCTGGTGAGGGGTTGTAATTGCTTGACCCCATCAGCATCAGTGCCGCTTTTGCATTGGCAAAAAGCACTATTGCTGGTGTGCAAGAAGCAATACAAATGGGCAAAGACTTACAGGAATGCTCTGGCGACCTGATTAAGTTTTTTGAGATGCGTGACACCGTAGCCAAAGCAGCTACGGAAGACAAAAGCAAAAAGCCCCGGTCGGACATGGGCCAAGCCCTTGATACCGTCATGCAAGCCAAGGCGCTTAGAGACGCCGAGAAGAAGCTCAAAGAACAATTGATCTACTCAGGGCAGGGCGATGTTTGGGAAGCCATCCAAGCCGAGTACAACATGATTGTGGCCACCCGCAAACGTGAAGAACGTGAAGCCGAAGCCGCCAAAAAACTTAAACGAGAACAATTGGCTGAGATGGTAGAAACAATTTTTTACGGTTTGGCTGGTTGCATTGTTGGTGGCCTGATTTGTTGGGGCACTGTTGAATTTGTAAGTTACAAAATGAGGTTATAAATGGATGAACTTCTTTCTCTCCTCAAGGGCGCTGCGCCTCTTTTGGCTACCGCTGTTGCTGGCCCTCTGGGTGGTGCTGCTGTGTCTGCTATTGCCACTAAATTTGGCGTATCTGATTCTGTCGAAGCCGTGGCAAAGGCTATTGCAGGCGACCCACAAGCAGCGCAAAAGCTGGCTGACTTAGAACTTGAATATGCAAAGCTGGATGCGGCTGACAGAGACAGTGCCCGTAAGCGTGAGTTAGAGATTGCTACCAGTACCGCTGCTCCCTGGTACAGCAAGATGGTCACCCCTGTGTTGGCTATTGGAATGTTTGTTCTGTGGGGCACGGTCAACCTTTTGCTGCTCAACAATGCTATTCCTGACGGCATGAGAGAGATTGTCATCCGTATGCTCGGCTCACTGGATGCAGCCAATATGTTGATTCTGAGCTATTACTTTGGCAACTCACACAAGCACTGACATGAACCTCACACCGCATTTCACACTTGAAGAGCTGACTCACACAGACCACCGTGAGTTTGACAACACACCCAATGAGCAAGAACTTGAAAACCTTAAACGCTTGGCTGCTTTCTTGGAAGAGGTCAAAACAATCCTTGGTGGCAAACCCATCATGGTCAATTCCGCTTTCAGAAGTAAACAAGTCAATGATGCTGTGGGCAGTAAAGATAGTAGTCAGCATAGGGTCGGCTGTGCTGCTGACATTCGTGTACCCGCTATGACCCCAGATGAGGTCGTGAAGGCCATCATTGCCTCTAGC